CAGCTCGCGGGCAAGGTTGCGACACCGGCCGCCACGACAGCAGAAGCAGCAGCGACACCCGCCAGCCTGCGAGACGATCCCACCATCAAGAAGGCTCTGGAAGATTACCCGGAGACCGGAATCGGTGTTGTGGTCGAACGCCTTGACCAATCGCTTGCCGATAACGCCGCCATGCGCCGCGAATTGTCCGCCGTAACGGACGACCGCCGCGCCGGAGTCGAAGCAGCGCAGGAACAAGCCCTCACCGCCGCGCATCCCGATTGGGTCGCCGCCACAGGGTCCAAGGAATTCTCAGACTGGCTCACCGCCCAGCCCGCCTCGGTCAAGCAGATCGTGGAGCGCAACGGCACCAAGGTTGTCGATGCAGAAGAAGCCATCGCCATGGTCGGCGCCTTCAAGGCGCACTTTGCCCTGACCCACCCCCCGATCCCGCAGCCCGTCATTCCGACGCCCGCTGTATCCACCTCACTTGCCGCACGTCGTGCCGCACAGCTCGAAGCCGTCACCACCACCGTAAAGGGCGCCCCCGTGGCAGTTCCTGACGGTGCGCCTGGTGGCAGCGATGAAGCCCTGTTCGCGCACTACGTCGCCAAGAAAGCCGCGAAAGGCTAACTCCCATGACTACCGGCACCACACAGTACGGTGACATCAACCAGCGTTCCGCCATCTTTGCGATGGTCGAGATGCTGTCCCACGCGCAGCCCAACCTCATCCTGAGCAAGTTCGGCCTGCAGAAGCCCATGCCGATGAACAAGGCGAACACCGCCAAGTTCCGTCGTCCGATCCCGTTCCCGCCCGCGACAATCCCGCTGGTCGAGGGCGTGACACCGCCCCCGCAGAAGATGGCCTACGAAGATGTGCCCGTGACCATGGCGCAGTATGGCGCGACCGTGGAAATCACGGACGTCATCTCTGACCTGGCGGAAGACCCGGTTCTGGCCGACGCCTCCATGCTGTGCGGCGAGCAGGCCGGCGCGACCGTCGAGCAGGTCATCTATGGCGCGGTGAAGGCGGGCACCAATGTCCAGTACGCCAATGGCACCACCCGTGCCGCCGTGAACACCGCGATGACGCTGGTCGTGCAGCGCAAGATCACGAAGTCCCTCAAGGCCCAGAAGGCCAAGAAGATCACGTCGATCCTGTCTGCCTCTGCCAGCTATGCCACCCGCGCCGTGGAAGCGTCGTACATCGCCGTCGCCCATACCGACTGCGAAACCGACATCCGCGGCATGGCCGGCTTCATCCCCGTTGCACAGTACGGCACACGCCAGCCGGTGTGCGACGAGGAAGTGGGTTCGGTCGATGACGTGCGTTACGTCCTCTCCGCCGACCTGATGCCCTACCCGGATGCGGGCGGCGCCAAGGGGCTGATGCAGTCCACGTCGGGCACCTATGCGGACGTGTACCCGCTGATCGTGTTCGGCAAGGAGGCCTATGGCCTTGTGCCGTTGAAGGGCATGGCGGCCATCACCCCGATGGTCGTGAACATGAAGCCCTCGGCGGCCGACCCGATGGCCCAGCGCGGCTACGTGAGCTGGAAGACCTACTTCGCGGCCGTCCGCCTCAACGAGAGCTGGATGTCCCGCGCGGAGGTCGCCGTCACCGCCTAACAGGCCTGACACCGACCACTTCCAATAACCCAGAGGACGGGGGGCTTCGGCCCCCCAACCTCACACTCGAAAGACCATTCCCATGTCCATTGCTTCTGTTGCCGTTCGCCATGGCTCCCTTCTGGGGGCCGGCGCATCCGTCAATGTCTCTGTTGGCTGGATTCCCAAGCGCGTTGATGTCTTCAACGTGACCGATGGCACCAAGGCCGCCATTGGCTTTCCGGGCAAGCTGATCGCCTTCAATACCGGCGTTACCGCTGTCCCCCTGGGGACCGATGGCGTCACCGTGCTTCCCGGCCTCAAGATCAAGGGCGAAACCTCCGGCGCCATCGCCAAGGTCAGGGAATTCGTGCTGGTTTCCGGCACCTTCGCGGGCGGCGATGCGGCCGGCTTCTTCGTCTGTGACGCGGAAGACATCACCGGAACCTTCGGCACCGAAAACTATGGCTTCTCGACATCGGCCGCCGCCGTTGTCGATGGCGCCGTGGTTGCCGCCATTGAGGACGCGATCTACCAGTCCGCCGCGCTCGGCTTCGTGGTCGGCACTGGCGTCACTGGCATCACGTCCTATGTGGGCGACGCGACCCACGCCAAGGGCTTCACTATCGGCAGCACCATCGCCGTCTCGGCCAAGCGCCTGCGCTGGACCGCTTACCGCCACTAACACCATCGCCTACCGGGCGGGCTCCATAAGGGCCCGCCCGTTCTCCTTGCCTGACTGAAACCGACCGCCGCCTTCGCCGCCTGCGTCCGCAGGCCGCCAAAGCCGCAAAACTCAAGGACATCGCAATGCAGACCCCCGCCGAAGGCCGCCAGATTCCAATCAACACGGCCACGCTCCCCCAGCTCAAGGTGTTCGCCACCCATCTCGGTTGCACCGTCACGCGGTTTGACACCGAGGCGAAGGTACGCGCGCTCATCGCAGGCACCGGCTATGAGGAAGCCCACATCATCGTTTCCGATGGAGCGCCGTCTATCAGCGCCGGCAAGTCGCCCATCAAGACCGCCGCAAAAGGCGCCGCCGCGGTTGTCGGACCGATGTCGGAGCCGATGTGCAGCATCACCGTCCATATTGTGCAGGGCCCTGGCGGAAAGCGTCCGCTGTTCGTGGGCGTGAACGGCAAGGCCATCCTGATCCCGCGCAACAAGCTGGTCGAGGTCAAGCTGCGCTACCTCGATGCGCTCAAGAGTGCCGTCGAGACGAAGTACGAATACGACGAGGAAGAAAAAGCGAATATGCCGCGCGAAATGCCGTCCTATTCCTTCCAAATCCACCGCGAGCCCAGCGCCGAGGAACAGGCCAAGTGGCACGCCTATGTCGCGGCCGAGGAAGCCGCCGTCAATGCCCGCGATGCTGCCGCGCGCAAGGCGGCCTAAACCATGAACTTCTTGCAGCTCTGTCAGGACACGGTACGGGAAAGTGGCACCATTTCGGGTGACGCCACACCCGCGACCGTGGCCGGGCAGAGCGGCAGGTTGCTCAAGGTCGTGAATTGGGTGTCGAAGGCCTGGACTGCCGTGCAGAACCTGCATGATGACTGGCTTTGGATGCGCGCCGAGTTCTCCGGCAATGTCGTAGCTGGAAATGCCAAATACACCAACGCCTCCTGGGGCCTGACCCGCTGGTCGCGCTGGATTAGCGAACCCAAGTGCATGTCGATCTACCTGACCGCGCTGGGGGTTTCCGACGAGCGGCCCTTGGTCGAAATCGAGTGGGCGGAATGGCGCAAACGCTATGGCTTTGGCCTGCAGGTGAACAACCGCCCCCACGAATATGCGATCAGCCCGCAGGGCCAGTTCTGTCTTGGGCCCATCCCCGATTCTGCCTACACCGTGCGCGGCGAGTTTCAGATGGGCGCGCAGACACTCGCGGCCAACACCGACATCCCTGAGCTGCCCGACACCACCCTGCACACGGTCATCGTGTGGCGGGCCCTGTTGCTGCTGGCGCAGTTCGATGAAGGCCAGTGGCCCACGGGCGTCGCGCAAGTCCACTGCCAAGACGACCTGCAGAGCATGAAGAAATACCGGCCCAAAATCAGCTTCGGGCAGGTATCTATCGCATGAGCGGTTCGCGCGAACCCCAGCCCATGAATGTCGCCTTTGCGGGCGGCCTCGACCTTGTGACACCGCCCATGCAGATCGCGCCGGGCAGGGTGATCGCCGGGGCGAACTATGAGGTCATCGCCAAGGGCTACAGCCGGGTTGATGGAATCGAACGCCTCGACGGGCAGACCAAGCCCTCGGCGGCCAGCTATTCCTACATGACATTCAGCACCGGCAATGCCGCCCTGGTGACAGGCACCGCCGTCGTCGGCCTGACATCGGGCGCGACTGGCGTGCTTCTTGTCGATGGCGTGCTGCAGTCCGGCACATATGGTGTCGGCAATGCCTCCGGCTATCTCATCCTCACCGCCATCACTGGCACATGGGTCTCCGGCGAGGCCATTCGGGTAGGGGGTGTCACCAAGGCGCTCTCCACCAGCCCTGCCAACAATCGCGGCGCGCTGACCGACACCACCGACGCGACCTGTCTGGCCGCCGCCGTCCTGCGTGCCCGCAACGCCATTCTGGTCGTTCCTGGCGGCGGACCCGTTCGCGGCGCCTGGTACTTCGGCGGCTCAGTTTACGCCTTCCGCGACGATGCTGCGGTCTCTCCGACCAAATGCCGGATGTATAAGGCAACGGGCTCTGGCTGGGTGCTGCAGTCCCTCGGTTTCAGCCTGCCGTTTACGGTTGGCCTCGCGGCTGGTATCGCGGTTGGCGACACCATCACGGGCGCCACATCGGGCGCCGCGGGCGTCGTTTCGCGCATCCTCATCACCAGCGGCACATTCGCGGCCGGCACAGCGGTCGGCCGCCTGATCCTATCCGCCGTGACAGGCGTGTTCGGGGCCGAGTCCATCAAGGTGGCCGGCACCAACCGCGCCACCATCGCCGCGGCGCCGACCGCCAACGTCCTGGCGGCAGGCGGTCGCTATGAGTTCGTCAACCAGAACTTCTATGGCGCGACCTCGCTGGGCGCCATGTATGCCGTCAACGGCGTCGGCTGGGGCTTCGAGTGGGATGGCACCGTCCTGACGCCTTTCGTGACCGGCGCGGCCGATGAGCGCCCGACCCACATTGCCGCGCACAAGAACCACCTGTTCCTGGCCTATCGCAACGGCTCCCTGCAATGCAGTCAGAGCGGGCTTCCGCAAGGCTGGGACGGCAGCCTTGGCGCCGTGGTGTTCGGGATGGGTTCGGACATCGTTGGGATGCAGCCACAGCTCGCAGGCGTCATGACGGTCTATTCACGCAGCGCCATAGCCGTCCTGTCCGGCAGTATCGCCGCGGACTTCAAACTAGATCCATTTACGACTGATGCAGGGGCCGTCGAATGGACCCTACAGACCATGAACGGCCCGACCTTCATGGACGATGGGGGCGTCCGCAATCTCACCACCACCCAGGCCTTCGGAAACTTCTCGGTCGGCACGCTGACCCAGCTTGTCCAACCGTTGCTGGACATCAAGAAGAAGGCCGGTATCACCACCGTCGCCAGTCTGCGCGTCCGCACCAAGGCGCATTACCGCCTGTATTTCTCTGACGGGACCGGCCTGGCGCTCTATGTCGGCGGCAAGGGCACGTCGATCCTGCCGTTCGACTATGGCGCCCGCATCCCGCGCTGCACGTCGTCTGGCCTCGACGCTAACGACCGCGAATTGCTGCTGATGGGCTGCGATGATGGCTACGTCTATCAGCTCGACAGCGGCACATCCTTCGACGGCGATATTGTCCGCGCCTTCATGCAGATGCCTTTCAACCATTGCGGCAGTCCGAACAACAACAAGGTGTTCAAGAAGGTCACTGTTCAGGCCAGCGTGGCTCCCTCGACCACTTTGTCGATGACTGCTGCCTTCTCCGATGGTGACCCAGACATGCCCGCCCTGGCGACGCAATCCTTCGACGTGCGCGGCGGCGGCGGGTTCTGGAATGAGTCCAACTGGAACACCTTTGTCTGGTCGTCGCGCGTGCTGGGCAAGGCCGAAGCCCACATCGACGGGCTCGGAAACAACATCTCCATGACCCTCTCCACGCAGTCGGCAACCGACCTGCCACACACACTTTCGAGCATGACGCTGCTCTACTCCATGCGAGGCCCGCAACGATGACTAACGAGTATTTCTCCGCCTTCGATCAGTTTCCGGCGTTCCAGCTCGCCCGCGCCGAGGCAGTCAATGCCATCTTTCAGGCTGTGGTGGTGGCGTTTGACAATGTGCCGCCGTCGTCCGCTCTCAAGCAGGACAAGCTCACCTATTGCACCGATACCGGAACTGCGGCTAGCGTCTATGTCATCGCCCCGACCTATCCGATCTTGGCCTATGCCGAGGGCCAGCGGTTCAGCTTCAAGGCGCTGCACGCCAATACCGGAGCGGCCACGCTCAATGTCAGCGGCCTCGGAGCCGTTGCCATCAAGCGCCAGGACGGCACAGACCTGAACGCCAACGATGTCACAGTCGGCCGCATCGTGTGGCTGGTCTATGACGGCACGTTCTTCCAGATGATGGGCGCGACCGGCTCTGATGTGGCCGGTTCGCTCGCCAATGCCAATGCCGCCGCTTCCAGCGCTGTTTCTGCTGCCGCTAGCGCATCAGCTGCCGCAGGTTCTGCTATAGCTGCCTCCGCCAGCGCGACCGCATCGGCAGGTAGCGCCACAGCTGCCGCCGCATCCGCGACTGCTACGGCCGGCGCCGTCACTACCCATGCCGCCCTTACATCGACACATGGTGTCACGGGGGCAATCGTTGGAAGCACTGACGCGCAGACCCTGACCAACAAGACGATGGGGGCAACTACATTCTCCGGCGCCCTCACCTACGGTGGCGTGACGCTCTCCAACAGTACCACGGGAAGTGGGCCTCTGGTCGCCGCAAGCGGTCCGTCACTCTCCGGTATCTCCTTGTCTGGCATCACTACGTCGGCCTCATTCCGTAATGATGGATTTTCGACATTTGGCGGTAGTGGTATCGCAGTTACCAGCGGGCGACACACTTTTTATTCCACCGCAATAACGGAAGATGCGGGTAGCCCGATTATTTCTTGGGGGAAAACCAGTTCTTCGTTTGGATCGGGCTATCTCATAGCTGTTTCTGGCGCAAGCTATAATGGCGCAAATACCGGCATGTATATTGGTAAGGATGCGACCACAGGGCGCTCTATCAATGCTGGCGGCACTGTCAACGCAAGTGGCACTGACTATGCAGAATATGAGCCGAAGGCTGATAGCTGCGGCTTGATCGCCAAGGGGCAGATTGTTGGCTTCAATGCCGACGCGCTGCTGACCGACAAATGGAACGAAGCAGTTTTGTTCGGTGTGAAAAGCACCGACCCCAGCTTTACGGGCGGCAATGCTTGGGGAAGCGCGGAAGTCATCGGCATGGCGCGCCCCGAACCGCCGAACGAACCCGTGAAGCCGGACGCACCGGCCGACGATGCTAGCGCCGAAGAAACCTCTGCATATGTTCAAGCTGATGCGGAGTATAGCGCCGCGGCAGAAGCATACCGGGCCTTGGAGGCGAAATACGACGCTGACAAGATTAGGCATGATGCGTTGCTGGAGGCCGCTCGTCAGAGGGTTGATCGCGTCGCTTACAGTGGCAAGGTTCCGGTGAACGTCATGGGTGCAAGTCCCGGTGACTATATCGTCGCGGTGCAAAACGGCGATGGTATCAGCGGGCAGATCGTCACCAACCCCACATTTGAGCAGTTCGTGAAGACCGTTGGCCGTGTCCGCCGCATCTTGGGCGATGGGCGCGCCGAAATCGCCGTCATCATCCACTAATCCCATAAAATCAAAGGATCGCAGCGTGGGCCAGCTATCGCCACATTTTTCCCTCGAAGAACTGACCTCTACCAAGACCGGCCTGCCCAATGTGGCAGATTCCGGTGTGCAGGCCAGGCTGGCACACACAGCGGCAGGCATGGAACAGGTCAGGGCCATGCTCGGACAGGCCATTGACGTCCACAGCGGATATCGCTGTCCGGCTGTCAACGCAGCGGTGGGCGGCAGCAAGACCAGCGATCACATGCTTGGCGACGCCTGCGACTTCGTATGCCCCGCGTTCGGCACACCGCTGCAGGTTGCCGAGGCGATCATCGCGGCGGGCATCAAGTTCGACCAGCTCATTCGGGAATATGGGTGGGTCCATATCTCATTCGGCAGCCGGATGCGCCAGATGACACTGACTAAGCGCAGCGCCGCAGCCCCCTACGAACATGGAATCAACGCATGAGCCAGCTCGGCCAACACTCCGACCTGTCCCCTATCGAGATTGACATCATCGTCAAGAAGGCGGTGCGGGAGACCTTCATCACGCTCGGCGCAGACCTATCAGACAATGGCTCGATCCAAGAGCTGCAGAAGGACTTTGCCCACCTTCGCCGCACGCGCGAGGGGGGCGAGCAGACCGCCGAGTTCTTCAAGCGCGGCAGCATCGGGGTATTTATCGCCGCCGTCCTATGGGCGCTTTGGCAGGGCATCAAGGTCGCTCTCGCCAAAAATGGTGTTGGCTGATGGCTGACGAGACCATGACAATCGGCCGCTTCAAGATCATCAACTTCCCGTCCACGGCCACGCTTCTGGCGATGGGCCTCATCACCCTCGCCATGATGATTGTGGGGCTGCTGTTCTTTATCGCCATCCCGAAGGACAATGTTTCGACCCTGAACATCGTCACCGGCATCATCCTCGGATGGGGCAGCGCCGTCGTCGCCTTCTATTTCGGTGACAGCAAGAAGTCCTCCCAGCAGCAGGACACCATCAACAGCCTGGCGCAGAAGCCCGACGATGGCACTGCCGCCGCGGCGACCCAGCTCAAGGCTGCCAAGACCCAAGACCATGCTGCCGACACCCAGGCGAAAGCCGCATCCCAGAAAGCAGGCAAGTAATGCCCTTCGCGCTCCCCCTTTGGGCCCTATCGCTATTCGGCGGCATCGGCCGGTTCTTCACCGCCCTGTTCACCTTCTTCACTACCAAGCCGGGCGTTTACCTGCTGGTGGTGCTGCTGGTGTTCGTCTTCGTGTGGCAGGTCAATGACCGGGCCTACAACCGGGGCGTGGCGGCGCAGGTCGCAACCGACACGCTGGCGCAGGCCAAGGCTGAAACTGCTGCCTACAAGGCTGGCGCAGTCGCTCAGGCCGACGTGGACGGCAAACTGCAAGCCCTGACCGACAAGGCCGCTGCCGAGCGCGAAGCCGCCCTCAACAAGACCATCGCCAACCTCAAAAGGATCACCGCCTATGTCACCCCTGAAACTGATCGTCTGTTCCCTGTTCCTTGCGGCCTGTACCGGCTGCTCCACGCTGCCGAAGACGATGACGCCGATCCCGCGTCCGTCAATCTCCCTGCCGGCCTCCGCGATGAAGACGCCTGCCCGATTGCCGCTTCTGACCTTGCGGACAACGGCCTCGCCGTCATCGGCCTCTACCACGGCCTCGAAGCCCAAGTAGCGGAGCTGCAGGCGCTTGTGCGGGCGCTGAAAGAGGCGGCCGAGAAGTGATTATTTCGCTTGCTCGCCAGCGGCATCGGGGTATTGGGCGAAGCAACCGCGTCGCCGTTCGGGAAGTGAAGGAATAATCATGGCTTATGACGCGACATCGGGCCAGTGGACCCCAGACCCCAACAGCAGCACCGCCGACAAGGTGACGGGACTTCTCGACGCCAACAGTTCCTATGTGCAGCAGGCGAAGGCAGCCGGCACTGATATCGCCAACTCGCGCGGCCTTGGGAATAGCAGCATTGCGGCCGGCGCCTCCCAGAAGGCCGCCTATGATGCGGTTGTTCCGATTGCGACCGCCGACGCCAACATCGTCGCGTCGAAAGACCTCTCGAAGCAGGGCTATGTCCAGCAGACAGGACTCAACACCCAGCAGAACAACGCCGCGACGGCGCTGCAGGGTACCCAGATCGCCAGCACCGAGAAGATCGCTGCCGGTCAGAACGACACGCAGAAGACAATCGCTGGCATGAACATCGACGCCTCGGCACAGGCCCAGGCGAAGCAGATCATCGCGGATTCCGCCAAGCAGGCGGCCCAGATCACCAGCGACCAGCAGCTCGCCACCCTGCAGGCCCAGACCCAGACCAACATCAATGCCATGAACATTGATGCGGCCTCCAAGCAGCAGCTCATTCAGGTTGCCTCGCAGGAACTGATCGCCGCGCGCCAGAATGCGTCGCAGGAGACGATGGCGGCCAACCAGAACGCCACAACACTCGCCACAGCGTCGTTGAACGCAGCGACCCAAACGACGCTTGCCACCATGAATATCGATGCGGCCGCAAAGCAGCAGGCGGCATCAATCCTGGCGCAGGCGCAGCAGCTCGCATCGCAGCTTAGCTCGCAGAAGGATTTGGCCCAGCTCTCCGCCGACACGCAGACCAAAATCAATGCATTGAACGTCTCCGATGCTGACAAGCAGCAGCTCTTGTCGCTGGCGACACAGGAAAAGCTCGCCTCGATGACGCAGAGCACTCAGCTTCAAGTGGCGAACATGAACGTTTCGTCCAACCAGCAGGACAAGGCCGCCGCTGCCGCCGTGAGCTATGCCAACGTCTATACGACGATGGTGAACTCCATCAACTCGAACACATCCATCCCGGCCGACGCCCGCGCGGCGTATCTCGACAATGCCAAGACGCTCTACAACAACGGCATGTCGCTGGTCGAGCAGACCTATAACGTCCAGCTCGATTGGGGGCAGGGCACGACGGCCGCGCCGCTTCCGAGCTATGCCGGGACGGCCGATACCGGCACGACGCCGGCCGCAGCAACCACGGCAGCCACCGACAATTATACCGCGACGCCGGGCATCGGTAAGGCCTCGATGGGTCAGAACGGCAATGACACCAGCGTTGCCTACACTGATCCCGGTGGCAACCAATACAACGCATCCGGCAAATATCTGGGGACGCAGTAAATGACAGTCCGCACCGCCAAGGTTGGCGACGTTATGGCAATTCTCGACCTGATGGAGGCTGCACACGCGCGCTGCATCTATTCCGATGTCGATACCATAGACCGGGAGTACACCCGCCAGTTCTATACCCGCGCGATGCACTTCCAGGGTCACACCAAGCACCAAGCCACCATGTTTCTGGTCTCGGAGCAGGATGGCAAGATCGAAGGATACTTCTTCGGCTTTCTCGACCGCCTCTACAGCATCGGCCACAAGCTGGCTGCGACCGACGTGCATTTCTATCTGTCCCCCGAAGCCGACCAGCGCGACGCTATCAGGATCGTCAATCAGTTTTGCGAGTGGGGCGAGAGCAACCCCAAGGTTGTCGAAATCCGCATCGGGGAATCCAACGTCTTCGGCACCCCCGACCCACGGTTTAGCGCGCTGCTTGAGCGCAAGGGCTTCACCAAGGCCGCGACCGTCTTCACGAAAAGGACAGTAACATGAGCGGCAAGCTCATTCTGACGCGCGGACAAGTAGCGATCATTGACGCCGCCGACCACGCTTGGCTGTCACAGTGGAAGTGGAGTGCGGTGCTCTGCAGCGGTCGTTTCTATGCGATGCGGGGCCAAGTATTTGACGGACGGATGAAGGGTATCCTTCTCCATCGGTTCATTATGGGCGCAGAAAATGGACAGACGGTCGATCATATAAATCGTGACCAACTTGATGATCGCCGTGAAAACCTCCGCTTCTGCTCGTTGGCGGAAAACGCTGTCAATCGCTGCGGTAACCTGACTGGTAGGAAAACCTCCCGCTTCAAGGGCGTCTATTGGCAAAAAGATATTGAGCGGTGGCGGGCACGCTTCCAACTGAAATATCTCGGTACGTTCAGGGACGAAGAAACCGCCGCGCGGGCATATGACCTCGCCGCATACGCTGCGTTTCCCGACCACGCCTTTCTCAACTTTGCGAAGGAGTCCGTGTCATCAGCGGTGTATTCAAAAGTCTAGGCAAGATTCTGCCCATCGTCCTTGGTGCGGCGGCCATCGTCTTCACGGCCGGCGCGGCGATCCCGGCGATTGGCGCCATTGTTGGAACGGCCGGCTTCGGCGCAACCGTGGGGGGCGCGATGGCTGACCTTGGGTTGACCGGCGTCCTGGGGGATGTCGTAGCGGGCGCGGTCACGTCGGCGGGCTTCGGCGCGCTGACGGGCGGCGCCATGGCTGGCATCACAGGCGGCGACATCCTCAAGGGGGCGGAGACCGGCGCGCTTACTGGCGCGGCGACAGGTGGCCTGCTTGGTGGCCTCGGCGTCACAAGCCTGGCCTCGGATGCTGCGTCTAGTGCGGCAACACGCGCGTCTGCGGCGGCTGGCGCGGCGGACCCAACTGGTGGTTACGTCGGCACCACTACGGCCGATACTGGCGTTGCCGCCGATGGCGTCGCCGGTTCAACTGGCACGGCATCCACCACGGCATCGACAGCCGGAACCGTGGCGGCCCCGACCGGCGCCAGCGCGACCGTTGCCAGCAATGGCGTGGGCAGTAATGGTGCCGGAGGGCTCCTGACACAGGCGCCGGGTGCCACGCCATACACGCCGACTAATACCCCAAATGTTGCCAGCAGCGGCACTGCTGGTACATCTACGCCTGCGGTCGGTTCACTTCCGAGTGTGACAACGCCGGGAAATACTTACGTCGGCCAAAACGGCCTAACTTACACCTCGAATGGATCATCTTGGGTCGCGCCAGCAGCCTCTGGCGGCCTGATGAGCAATATGTTCGGCAGCGGCGGCATGTTGGGCAATGGCGGCGCGGGTTATCTCCTGTCCGGCCTCGGCCAGGGCCTGATGAGCGGCTCGGATATTGCCGACAAGGCCGGGTACGACGCCTCAGCTGCAACCGCCACACGCAATGCGACCGCTTCCAACTATGGATCCACGCAAACGCTAAATGCGGACGGTACCGCCGCCACGCCGACGCAGGTTGGAGGGGTCTTGGGCAAGGCCGCGCCGAATACCGGGCTGCCGACGCCCGCGCAGGCCTTCAATCCCAGCGCTCGTTGGC